CGTCACTGAGCTTAACCTCAACACAATAGCCTCTTACTAAGCCAAGGGCCATTCCCTTGTCAACATGATTTTCAGCAGTAGGCCAAATCTGAGAAGCGGGAACATAAGTATGGAACTTAAACATAAGATGCACTTCCTTAACTGTTATTTATTATACTAACATTATATATGATAACAGTTAAATAATCAACTAAAAAAAGCTAACTATATTTCTACAGTTAGCTTAGTTATCGTTAGGATAATCAGGATAAGGCATCCACTTTTCGATTACTGCATCATGAGTGTAGATATTTTTTGAACTACTGTCAATTTCTAGTTTCCATTTGTGACGAACATCATATGCAACTTTTCCATCCACTCGACCTCGTGATCCATCGCTATATCTGATTCCAAGATGTACTTTCATTCCTTGACTTAGCGAATATGAGTCACTAAATGTTTCGGGGTTGTATACTTTCCAACATCGTTCATGAAATTTAACAGCTGCGTATGCAAGAGCTCGAAAAAACTCATCTTTGTTTTTCGGATGATCTTGTTGTAAGATTTCAAGAGCTTGTTCATCAGTCATGTTGATTCCTCCTCAACTATGAGCACAATTCCATCCGAGGCAAGTAACTTTCTGCATTCCAGAATAGCTGCTTTCCAACTTGGAGTTATGTCCTCTGGAAAGTTGACAACATATGAGTATTCTGAAGCTACCGGATACCACTCAAATTCATACTGCATAGGAGTTCTATGTTCTGGATCAAGTTGTTTTAGTTGTTTGTGCCAGTCAGACATTAAGTACCAATGTTCTTCATTTCGACTAACAGCTCTATCAACTGGTTTCTTAAACTTGTACCGCTTTGTAAATTCATCCGGATCGGTGTCAACAAGTTCTCCATTGATCCACTTGTATCCGTTTCCGATAACACAGAACAGCTGATTCAAACAGTGCTTTCTTGTTGGGTAAAGTTCAGGATAGAAATCCATCATCCATTGAATTGTATTTTCAGCAGTCATCTTATCACCTCAACTCTACAAAAACTTCTCGGAGGATGTACAATTGTGTAGTTCTCTTCAAGATAGCAGTCATATGCTTCACCACACCAGCTACCTTCGCACATGTAGTATCCATTCGGAGTAGAATAACATTTTGTTTCACCGTAGTCAGTGGCAGAGCAGTAAGCACACAGATCATCCTCAAGTTCACACGAATCCGGCGCTCCTGCATAGTAGAACTCATTTAGAGGTTTTGGAACATCATAGATTTCAAGATCTGATATTTCTAGACCGTAAACGTCTTTTTCGTTGCCATACTCACACAACTCATCATAAGACATACCTGTTTTATCGAGTTCGCCACAAGTTATATAGTAACCGTTACCTATACTCTGTTCCCACAAGGGAGGAGCAAACATCTCACGGAATGCAAAATAGTGTAATCTTTTACATATGAACTCTCCGATTACATAACCTACTTTAACAATCTCTGACTTTGCCCTACGACCTTTTGTACAGTATAAATACACTTTGAATGGTGTTTCAATATTCACTCTTGTTTTCCGAATATCGATAGTTATGTCACCCGATGCAACTTTTTCGCATCTTTGAGGCTTCATACTTAGTAAGATTGATTCCATTCTATCCTCCAAACATGCTCGCAAGAACATAGTAAAGTTCGATGTGATTTTTGTAGATGGAACCTCTTTGTCTCTTGAATATCTTTTCCAATTTTTCAAGATCAGTGTAGTTACTACATTGAGCAATACTTGCAAGACTATCTGAATCTTCCATCGGACCGTTCTCGAAGTAGTCCACAATTCTTTTATAAAGTTTAGGGTTTGCTACTTTGATCTTGTCAAGATAGGGAGTATCATCTTCCCCTTTGTAGAAACCGTGCCAGAGAACATCTCTATGGGGAACACGTTCTCCAATAACTAGATTGCCAAGGTCATCGACGTATGCAAAATAGCCATATTCCTGTTCGTTGTAGAAATGAATCATGATTAGTTACCTCAAGTTACAGAATTCCAATTTCATGATTTTTTCTCATTTGTAGATAATCATTGGTTGGAATTGATACACGTAGTACAGTATATCCAGCGTGTCGAATTGACATATGTTTTTCAACATACCATACATTCATATCCTCTTCTTTGATTTCAGGATACTCTTTATGTACAGCATCCACCAGTTCTTTGATATGTGTAATGTTACACATGTAGTTGTTAAATCCGTAAAAAATACCGATTACATCAGGACACAACCGCAGAATTTCCTCATCAGAAGTATGGTAGTTTCGATCCATGATATATCGTTCGAGTCTCTTGCTCATTCTTATTCCTCCTTCTTCAGAGGTCTGCCGAGTACATCATGATAATCGTAGTATCTGTACAGAGCATGAACATCACACTCTTTATTCTTGGAGCCATCATATGCAACATATGTGCCAAGGAAGACGCCACCGAGACGAGCAATTTCTTCACGAACAACCAGTACAGTTCTTCCACTGAAGTAAGAGTCGTCAATGAATACGAAGCCCTTGCCCTCAATGCTCTTTTTGAAAGGCTCCAGATTGATCTTTGAGGGATCGTGTCTCAGGCCGCCTGGAACAAGGAAGTCAACGGGAACTCCCATGTTGTGCATAGCCAGACCGATTTCCCCACTTGCGATGGTGCACACATTCTCACCAAATTCTTCCCTTACGGCAGCCACAAGCTGACCAAGGATGCAAGAATCGAACTTTACAGCTTTATCAAGCTCAGTAAAAAAGATCTGCCCACCGATGTACTGCTCCAGCAGCTTGTTAACCTTATCAAACATATGTATTGCCTCCTTAAACTGCACAAAGTCGAATATAACTGTGGTAAGCATATGTGGCATGATCCAGAATCACTTCGACACTTATCGGATTAAAGTTACTGAAGTCAAATGTATATCCCGCAACAGTAACAACGCAAGAATCATTGATCTGTAAAACAGCTTTTAACTTTTCCTTCAGCTCATGATAATGTTCAGCCATGCTAATCTTGATTCGAGTTTTGTAGTCATACTCTAACTCGTCTGTACATTGCAGCTGTCTTCCAACTTCCTGCGGAGGTTTAATGGCTGTGAACACTACATCGGAATAGTTGTTTGCAACTGCTACTGTTCCATATCCAAACTTGATTACATTGCCGTCAATCATTTGTGCCACTCCCTTTCAAACTTTGTTCCTTTCCAATCAAGCCCCTCAATAATGTAACCAGAAAGAGCTTGAGCTTGTTCCTCTGTTAAGGTACGAAGCAGGAACGGCATATTAACTGTTACAGAATCTTTCTGCCACTGTTCAATGAACTCTTTGTATTCCTGTGCAGTGGCATTTGCAGGAATCTTCCAAAAATCGGGATACCACATATCCTGAAATCTACCAACACCGTTTTCAAAAGATCTGGCAAAGTACCCACTCTGCATCATTACCTGAACGCCCGCGTCATACAAGATCTTGCTAACAGGCTTTTTCTTATCGCTCCCAGTAAACAGAGAGGCATCCCAGATCTGCTGTTCTTCCTGAATATTGAAGGTATACATATTGAATACAGTCTTGCCAGTATCAACCCAGTCAGTTTCACGATCAGCTCCAATAAGCTGAATGGATCCACATCCTCCGCATACCAGCATCAGGTTCTTATCTTGTTCCAGAGCCTCATCGATGAGATTGTTATCGATAAAATGAATTCGTCCACATTTGCAGATACGTACATCAAATTTGTTATGCATTGTATATCCTCCTTGATCAAGCTCTATAAAAAACAGTTACATTAACTGTTAAGGGACAATGACCATTACTTCTGTCGATAGAAGCATAGTCAAATAAACTACCGCGGTCATATCGAAACTCTCCTCGAGAAGAATTTGTTTCAATGCTGATGATATTTTCTGCTTCAATAGTTTCATTCAGCTCTTTCAACACCATATCCATAGGATCGTTTTTATCCTTAGAGGACTGTGTAGTATAAGAAAAAACTTTCCTGCAAACCTTCATGTGGTAACCACATCCTTCGCTTTATTTATTACACTATGATTATATAATATAACAGTTAAATAATCAACTACAGTGTGCTCAGTATAGTTACTTTATCATAAGTGTCAGTCTCCTGAATCGTGAAGTAGTCACCAGGAACAATCAGATTCCAATCACCTATGTAACCAGTGTAACGAGTTTCGCCTAGAAATTGGTATTCATACGCTTGAACAAACTCAAAACGAACTCTAGCTTTATCATTGTCTTCTTGAGCGATTACAATAACACGAAGTTGATGAGGAACACAAACAGATCCGGTGTGCCACCGGCGCCATACGGTTTACGATATTCCACGTTTTCTAGAACACGGCACTCTCTAACATCGAGAGCTTTGTATGTATTTCTCATGTTAGAACCTCCAGAAGCTACTTGCACCTAAGATTAAGTCCGCACATGCTGCCATTGCTTTATCTTTCTCACAAGCAGCCTTGATATCTTCGGGACTCAGCTCAGTATATTGTAAGAGACGCTCAATCCAGTCTCTTTGTTGTTCAACAGTACTATTTGCAGACTTAAGAGCTGCTTCAAGTTCCTTGATATGTGCGGCTCGTTGAATTGCAAGTTCTTGCCAGTACTGGATATCTTTGCGGAGTTTAATTTCCTTTTCTTGGAAATGTTTCTCCGCAGCAGAAAATTTCTTACCCTTCACGATCAACTCTCCTCCAAACTCTCTTTACATCATAATGAATATCTTCTGCGGTGACACGCGGAACAGGATCCACGTTGTACTCAGTACCTTCAAGCAACTGAGTCATTGTGTTGAGATCAATTGCACAACAGCTGTAAGTGTTTCTACCTTCAACTTTGTAGAGAGCATCAATAAGAGCAACATCAAAAACTCTGTTCATAACAGTTGCTCTACTAGCCCAGATATATCCAGGTCCATGACCACAATCATGTTCTCTTGTTTGTTCGATTCCATAAGTTGCAAAACCATCAAGATTTGCAAGTCGAATGAATGCGATACCTTCGTTGTTATCTAAGCGTATTTCAATTGCACGCTCTTTGTTGAATTCCAACGGAAGTGTTCCAGTAAATGCAGGAACTCCGTTAACCATGCCGTTGAACTGAATCTTGTTTTCTGGCTCCATTTTCAGATCTTTACTTTCCATTTCAATACCACAGTCCGGGCAGAAATTAGTAGCAACATCATGAACAGTACCACACTCAGAACATTGAGCATAGATCCATTTCTGCTTACGAACACCTTTCCAGTAGCCTTTTTTCTTAGGAAATCTCTGAAGCTCTTCAATGTCACTTGCCAGAGTGGTTACTCCAACATAGAAGTCTTCATCCTCGTGCTGATAAGCAGGCTCAGCATTCAACTTAGTGGCCAAGCAACGAATATCCTGAATAGAAACATAATCCATAACAATTACCTCCATGTGCTTTATACTCATATTATATAATTAAACAGTTAAATAATCAACTAATAAAAAAAGAACGGTAACCGAAGCTACCGTTCATATGTGGCAGGGGCGCTAGGACTCGAACCTAGGTGGAGCATGATCAGTACTCGGCGGTTTTGGAGACCGCTGCAATCGCCACTATGCGACACCCCTATATGTAATGATTGAGAATGTGCAATATCAGTGATTTATGGACTGCTGTGTCTACCTATTCCACCATCTGCTTCCATTAGAAGCAGAGAAGGACTTGAACCTTCACGTCGTTCGACGGCTGTTTTGATCATCTTTTGAAGTAACTGATATAACTGCTTCAATCATATGGTCCAGATGACAAGATTCGAACTTGCGACTTCTTGCTCCCGAAGCAAGCGCTCTGACCAAACTGAGCTACATCTAGATGGTTGCTCTATAGAGCGGAGCTATGCACAACCCCCAATGAATCAACGCCTTTCAGCTTTTTCACACTTCTAAGCTCATTACTAATTCGTCTCACCTTTACATAAAGCACCATCGTACGCATTGGTGCCCGAAGTCTCTATTACTGAATTCTTTTGATTAAAGTTGCATACTCCATAGAGCATGGAGCGGTAGACGAGACTCGAACTCGCGACCCTCTGCTTGGAAGGCAGATGCTCTAGCCAACTGAGCTACTACCGCATATTAAAATGATGGCTGCGAAAAACTGGTCCGGTGCAAGCACAAGTCCTTGGAAAGTCAGCCATCAAACTTTTGAGCCGCTTGGTTTGCTACTGTGGATGTAAGCCACAATCCTCTCCTTTAGAGGGAGAAATACTGTCTCCTGGTTTCTAACCTGTCCTCGGTAAAGCAAGGAAAGAGATCTGTTTTTGTACTAGTAGCATTGGTGCGGCGCAGGAGATTTGAACTCCTGACCCATCGCTTAAAAGGCGATTGCTCTAGTCCAGCTGAGCTAGCGCCGCATATCTATTAGTTTTTTAATGTGATTAACAACTTCTTGCTTCTCTTGTAATGACATTCTTTGATACTCAGACCATCGAATTCTAAAAACTGTCCAACCAAGATCCTCTAGATATCTAGATCGTCTTTTATCACTTTCAACAATTCGTTCGTCCACATAGTGTTGCTCACCATCAATTTCAATATCAAGCATACATTCATCATTGTAGAAATCTAACTGGTAGTAGGAAATCTGTTTATGATGTTTGAGTGGAATATCCTCAATTTCAAATAACTCCGAAAAATATAATTCAGGATAACTTGTTTTGAGGAGTGATTAAGCAGATATGGAACCTTATCTGGATTATCAGATAAATAATTTAGTCTTGCTTCCCGAAGTTTTTGTTTTGCTGAATCAGAATGATGCTTACCTTTGAATGTTCCTTCTCTTCCTTTTCGACTCAATGCGTGTTGTTTAACACGTTCGTCACTCTCTACTGTTAACCCCTTATTCCAAACTTGATGATCGGAGATATTGTAACGTTCAAGTGCACTGGCTTTCCTATCAGGATTTAATCTACAAAGTCTTTCATGATTACTTAAACTATTTCGATTCTTACATAATTTTCCACAGAATGAACAATTCAAGCCCTCATGTTTGATCTGATATTTTGGAGTCTCGAAAGATTCAGGATGTTTCTCATGTCGTCGAATGTGTTTACTGTAGTTAGAGACTGAAATTTCAACACCGCAGTACTCACATATCAATTTTTTAACAACCATTGCAATACCTCTATAACCTTTGTTATAGTAATATATACAATGTAAGTTTTTAGCTCTACCAATTGAACTGAATATTTAGAAACAAGAGGAGATCGGAAGAACTATCCGATCTCCCACCCTTAGTACGAGTTCGGCGTCCAACTGAAGCGGCACTAAAGGAATTTGCAGTCTTGGGGTCAACTGCCTGGAGGCATTCCCCTTGGCTCATCGTCTACTTCGTTTCTCACACTCACGTCTCTGAGCTCTTACCTCTTTGAGTAGATTTATCAACATAACAGAATTTACTACCATACTCAACTGCTACGGATAACTTTTTGAGAACTAGTTATCAAGCTAGTAGGAATGATCTGTCATCTCGAGACTAACAAATACATCTGGCATTCTAACCCTACCTGCCCAAGTGCTTTATGAAACAGTGATCAAAGTAGCTACTCATCGATATGTTTCTTGGCCCATTCCCTCGGGACTTGAAATTGCTTCAAAGCAGTGAAAAAGCAACAAGTGCTCCCAGCCGGCCTCGAACCTGCAACCCTCCGGATTAACTTTCCGGTGTTCTACCTTCTTGAACTACAGGAGCATATATGTGACAACATTGTGCACTTGTGTCACTATATCATCAATTTTTGCTGTGCAATACCTCGTCATGACGCTTAGATCTGTAGGAGAGATTGATGAACCCTTTGGCTGGGGTGAGTGGGATCGAACCACTGAATGCAGGAGTCAAAGTCCTGTGCCTTACCGCTTGGCGACACCCCAATATCTAATTTATTTATTCATATTACAATAAACACTTACGAGAATATCAACTTGATGAAGGAAGCCATTACACCACTAGCTTGTCATTCTGGGCCTTTAAGTATACAATATATGTAACGAAATCATATTTGCGACAAGTTACCTTCATTGTGGCCTAAGTAAGTTGTTAATGATGAAAAATTACAACAGGAGGTTGATCAGTCCTCGGAGTTAAATAACTTTTCATCACACCTGATTCTTCCGCATGCCCTTGCGTGCTGGCTTTTGCTCCTCAACGGGCGAGCTGTCCGGGTTAGCACTTGTGGTAGCTCCTCACCTTTTGTCCTCTGCGAAGGACTCACCACTTTCGCAGTAAGTGGATGGCATAGATTTTTTAAGTACTTGGAATAGGGGCAAGAAATCACCAAGCAATGGTAGACCTTTACTACCTTTCATTCCTTCGGTTTTGAGGAATGCAAAATACAATGTTCGGAATAGGCATCACCGAACTATGACCCTCGCACCCTTTATCCGGTCTTTGAAATGCAGTTAAACGGTCACAGATGCATTCCTGCATTCAATAAATACATCTGGAAAAATATCCGTTCCCAGGC